TTCCTTATTTAACAGATTTGATGAAATCAAAACAACGCTTCTTTCGTGTAGAAGAATTAACACACGGTAATAAGAAGAAAGTGGACAGAATTGTTTGGGCGTTGCAAGGACGCTTTGAACATGGTGCAATAACACTCAATGAAGGAGATTGGAATAGTGAGTTTTTAGATGAATTGTTTCAGTTTCCAAATGCATTAGTGCATGACGATTTAGTTGATAGTTTGGCTTACATTGATCAATTGGCAAAAGTAGCCTATTTCTACGACTATGATGAAGATGACTTTGAAGTACTTGACCCTATAGCAGGATATTAACATGGATTATGATCACAACCAAGAAGACGTAGGCTCATTAGAAGGATGGGTGATTCATAAGTGTAACCAATGGCGTGATCACTTTGAATCAAATTATCAAGAAAAGTTTGATGAATACTATCGTCTATGGCGTGGTATTTGGGCAGAAGAAGATAGCATGCGAGCGTCTGAGCGTTCACGTCTAATCAGTCCTGCATTACAACAGGCTGTTGAAAGCTCTGTTGCTGAAGTAGAAGAAGCAACATTTGGACGTGGTAAGTGGTTTGACATTACAGACGACTATCAAGATCAGATGAAAGCAGATGTTCAGATTTTGCGTACACAGCTTGAAGAAGATATGAAGTTTGCTCAAGCACGTAAAAGCATTGCCGAATGTCTCATCAACTCTGCTGTATTTGGTACAGGTATTGGTGAAATCATTCTTGATGAAGTGAAAGAACTAAAGCCAGCAACCCAGCCAATTATGGAAGGTAGTATGGAGGCTGTTGGTGTTACTGAATCAGACAGAACACTTGTCAAACTACGTCCTGTTATGCCTCAAAACTTCTTAATTGATCCTGTTGCAACATCTATTGATGAAGCACTTGGTGTGGCAATTGATGAGTTTGTTCCTTTACACCAGGTCACACAAGCACAAGAAGCCGGTATTTACTTTGACGTTGACGTTGCTGTAGCAGCCCCTGACACGGACATTGAACCCGATCAAGACCTCACCATCTACATGGATGACAAGGTTCGTCTAACGAAATACTATGGTCTTGTGCCTACGTATCTTCTCAACGCTATCAATGCTGACGGTGAAGAAGACGAATCTGCAGAAGAAAATGAAGAAGGGCCAGAATACACAGAAGCAGTGATTGTCATTGCTAATGGTGGCACTTTACTTAAAGCTGATGCCAATCCTTACATGATGCAGGATCGTCCTGTAGTAGCCTTTCCTTGGGATGTTGTACCTGGACGTTTCTGGGGTAGGGGTATTTGTGAGAAGGGCTACAACGCACAGAAAGCTCTTGACACGGAACTACGTGCTCGTATTGATGCCTTGGCACTCACTGTTCATCCAATGATGGCTGTGGACGCTTCTAGGCTCCCTCGTGGTGCTAAGTTGGAAGTACGTCCGGGTAAAGCAATCTTGACTAATGGTAATCCTGCTGAGATTCTACAGCCATTTAATTTTGGACGCTTAGATCCAAATACATTTAACCAAGCACAGACACTACAACAGATGGTGCAGATGGCTACAGGTGCTATTGATGCTGCAGGTATCCCTGGATCTATCAATGGTGATGCGACAGCAGCAGGTATTTCAATGTCCTTGGGTGCTATTATTAAGCGTCACAAGCGTACATTGATTAACTTCCAAGACTCATTCTTACTACCCTTTGTAACTAAGGCTGCACACCGTTATATGCAGTTTACACCCGACTTGTATCCTGTACAGGACTTTAAGTTTGTTGCTTCAAGTTCGTTGGGTATTATTGCTCGTGAGTATGAAGTGACACAGTTGGTACAATTGTTGCAAACAATGAGTCCAGAGTCTCCAATGTATCCTTTGTTAATTCAGAGCATTGTTGACAACATGAACTTGTCCAATCGTGAAGAAATTATTCAAGGATTGCAACAAGCAAATCAACCCAATCCAGAACAGCAACAAATGCAAATGCAATTGCAACAGCTTCAGATGGCTAAAGAACAAGCTATTCTTGAATACACTCAAGCGCAAACAGCAGAAGTGGTATCACGTATTCAACAGAATCAAGTGGAAACACAACTACTGCCTGTTGAAGCAGAAACAGATCGTTATACTGCTGTCCTAAAAGGTATGGGTGCCGATCCTACTGAAGCAGAATTTAACAGACGAGCGAAAATAGCGGAGCTTGCGCTTAAACAGCGTGAGATTGAAACGAAAGAAGACATTGTTGAAATGCAAATGAGAGGTAAGTAATGGTAGTTACTAAAAAAGAGTTCCAAGAAGTTATTGAGCAAATGAATGACATCTTGACAAAGCTCGACAAACGTATTAAGGAATTAGAGGAAAAACCTACACGTAGCACAAAGACTGTCAAGAGTCAAGAAAACACTTGACATTTAGATAAATTTATGCTAAACTAATTGTATTAATACGAGGGAGAAACTCATTTGAGTCCTGAAGAAAACAAATATTATGATAATTATTTTGATCTCTTTGTATCAGACGGTTGGAAACAATTTATTGAAGAGGTCAATGAAATTCTTGATAAACATCGTATAGAAGATATCAAGAGCGAACAACATTTAGCCTTTGTTAAAGGCGAACGTGATGCCTTGTTCAGAATCCAACGATTTGAAACAGGTATTAGATCAGCTTATGACGTATTGACGGAGCGTGAAAATGCTTAGGCGATACGATTATAAATGCACTACATGCAAACACATAGAAGAGCAATGGGCCGATTCAAAGGATAACCAATTCTCTACTTGTTTTGAGTGTGGTGAAACATCAGAACGGATAATCTCTCCTGTCCGAACACATTTCGTAGGTCACGGTTGGCCTGATAAAGACGATAGGTGGGCTAAGGATCATGAGAGAGCCGCTCGTAAATAACCTTCCATAATGCTACGGCACGGAGTTTAACAATATGGCACGTTTTATAGATGAGAGTCCCGAATATCAACCTGAAGACGGGGAAACGCTCACCAGCTTAACTGAAGAATTAGAAGAGATTGAAGAACAGATTCCTGAAGAGGAACAACCTGATCAACCTCAACAACAAGCAGTAGAAGAAATTCCTGAAAAGTACCAGGGCAAAGATATCAAAGATATTGTCCGAATGCATCAGGAAGCAGAAAAACTTCTAGGCAAGCAATCTTCAGAAGTCGGTGAACTCCGCAAAATAGTTGATGATTTCGTCAAGTCTCAGATTGCCACATCAAGCCCACAAAAACAACAAGGCGAAGAAGACGAGTATGACTTCTTCACTGACCCTGACAAAGCAATAGCTAACGCCATTGCAAACCATCCGTCTGTTAAACAGGCAGAAGAAACGTCAATGGTCATGAAGCAACAAACTATCTTCAACAAATTGCAATCAGAACATCCTGACTTTATCGAGATTATTCAAGATAGTGGATTTAAAGATTGGGTAGGTGCTTCTAAAGTGCGTACAGAACTTTATGAAAGAGCCGACAAACAATTTGATTATGACAGTGCAAATGAGCTTTTAACACTCTGGAAAGAGCGTCAAAACATTGTAGCTGAAACTGCAGAAATGCAGAAAGAAGATAGAAAACGCCAGGTTAAGGCAGCGTCTACGGGCAATGCACGAGGATCTGGTGAACGTCCTAGTCGTAAAGTCTATCGCCGTGCTGATATTATTAAACTAATGCAAACAGACCCTAACAGATATCAAGATATGGCGGCTGAGATTCGCCAAGCATATGCTGAGGGTCGAGTCAAATAGCTATTATAGGAGACCTTTACGATGGCTAACTTAACTCCCGCAAGTAACAATACCGTTACTTTAGCAAATGCGGCTACGTTCATTCCAGAACTGTGGTCAGATGAAATCATTGCGGCGTACAAGCAGAACCTCGTTCTCGCTAACCTCGTAAACAAAATGCCTATGACTGGTAAGAAAGGTGATACTCTTCACATTCCTAAGCCTGTCCGTGGCGCAGCCAATGCTAAGACAGCGGCTGACACTGTAACAATTCAACAGACTGCTAACACAGAAGTTGTAATTACTATCGACAAGCACTATGAATACTCACGCTTGATCGAGGACATCACAGAAGTACAAGCGTTGGATTCACTCCGCCGTTTCTACACTGACGATGCAGGTTATGCTCTTGCTAAGCAAGTCGATGACGATCTGTTCGCAGAGTTGTTGAACGTGTCAAACGATGCAGGTACTGCTGATGGTGCTGATGCTACTCAGTCTCACTACCAGATCAACGGTGCTTCTGACGCATTGATTGACTATGATGACTCCACTGCTCTTGAAGCGTTCTCTGATGAGGCTTTTCGCAACATGATTCAGAAGTTGGATGATGCTGATGTTCCTATGGAAGGTCGTGTATTGATTATCCCTCCTGTGATTCGCAACACTATCATGGGCATTGAGCGTTACGTGTCTTCTGACTTTGTCAACGGTCGTGGTGTCAACAACGGTCAGATCGGTCAGCTTTACGGTGTAGACGTTTACGTTACATCTAATGCTCCAACTGTCACTGGTAGCTCCACTTCTGGTCGTGTCATGACTATGATGCACAAGGACGCTTTCGTTCTTGCTGAGCAAATGGCTGTTCGTTCACAAACTCAGTACAAGCAAGAGTTCCTTGCTAACCTCTTCACTGCAGATACTCTGTACGGTACTAAGGTACTCCGTGAAGAAAACGTACTTTCAGTAGTAGTTTAATCTACTGATCCGGGGGAGTCTATTCAGGCTCCCCTGCCTTATT